CCACCAGCACGCAGCGGTGACCTGTGAGTCGCCCCGCCTGCTGATGTCCGGGGCCTACGGTAGCGGCAAGACGTACCCGCTCTGCGTCAAGGCCGTGCTTCACGCCCAGCATCCGGGGAACCTCGTGGGCCTGTTCCGCAAGAAGCTCTTCGACCTCCGGCAGACAACGCTCCGAACGCTTCTGGTGGGCGAGGGCGGCTTGCCCCCAGTGCTGCCGGAGGGCACATACAGCCATCAGAAGCAGAACCGGCTCATCACCATCCACAACGGGGGGAGCATCTACTACACGGGGCTGGACAAGGAAACCCGCTTGGGCTCGCTGAACCTGGGCTGGGCTGGCGTAGACGAGGCCATTGAGATCACCAAGTTGGACGCCGAGGCTATAGCGGGCCGCCTGCGAAACGACGCAGGGCCCTACCGTCAGCTCTTCCTCGTCTGCAACCCCGGAAGTCGCCAGCATTGGCTCTACGTGGACTACATCGAGAACGTCGAGGAGGAGGTAGACAAGCAGGGCGTGCGCTGGCATCGCAACGGTGGGGACGCGGCCACCATCATGTCCTCGACGGCAGATAACCAGTTCCTCCCCCCCGACTACCACGAGCGGCTGAAGGGGATGTCCCCCCAGGCCCGGCAGCGATACTACGAGGGGCGGTGGGTGACGTTCGAGGGGTTGGTCTATGATACGTTCGATAGGAGCATCCACGTCCAGGAACGCAAGAGCATGAAGCCCGGGGACTGGAAGCGGGTGCTCATCGGGGTAGACGAGGGCTACACGAATCCTGCGGTGATGAGCGTAGTGGGCTTCGACGGCGCCGGGCTGGGTCACATCGTGAGCGAGTTCTACAAGAGCCAGGTGCTGCAGGAGGCGTTCATCAGGGTGGCTAAGGTAGCGAACTGGAAGTACAACCCCGAGTGGTTCATCGTAGACCCCAGTGCTGCCGAACTCATCGCATCCATGAGGGCTGCGGGTCTCCCCGTCAAGGCTGCCGACAATGCCGTCTTCGGGGGTATTCAGCGGGTGCAGCAGCGGCTTGCAGGACGGGCCAGCCACAACGTGCCGATGCTCACCGTAGAGCCGACGTGTACGAACCACATCAAGGAGTTCGAGGCGTATATGTGGAAGCCCGGCAAGGATGCACCGGAGAAGCAGTTCGACCACGCTATGGATGCCCTGCGGTACGTGCTGGCCGAAGCAGACCCGGCGGTGCGGTTCGACATCTTCATGCCCGGCGAACACGAGGAGGATGCTACGAGCCGGTTCCTGAAGGGTATGGCCCCGGCGATGGTGGGGGCTGAGGCCGAGGACGAGTGGCTGAACCCGGATAACGACGAGTTGTTCTCGTGAGGAGGAGAGAGTGATGGCTGGGATGGAGACAGGCCCGTTGGATGATGCGGTGAACAACCTGCGTCGATGGGGCAAGGTGGTACGGGAAGACGTAGATGACTTGCTGGCGCGCGTCTCCCGCCTGGAGGACAACGTGGAGGCTGTGACCGTAGCGGTGAACCGCCAGGGCGTGGCCTATGACGATCCCATCCCCGAAGGCGCCGTAAGGTTCGAGCCTGAGCCTGAGCCTGAGCCTGAGCCCAAGTTTCGCACTGTCTATGACTGGGAAGTGAGAGACGACGAGTTTGAGGTACTGGCACACGGGAAGAGACTCACCTATGCGGCAGCCTGCGCAGCGGCGGGGAGGGTGGCGGTTCCCGGGAAGATAAGCATTCAGGTGCTTATCACGTCCCGACGGGTCGAGGGGGTGGGCAGGGGTATGAGCGATGTGGCAAGCGACAGCAGACGTTGACGACATAGCAGCGACGGCCCTGCCGCTGGGCGAGGCTGAGGCCAACGAGCACATCCGGGCTGCGGTACGGGACGCCCTCGATGAGATGCTGCCCAAGGCCGGGGCCGGAGCCCTGACGGGCCTCGGCATCGAATACACCGGCGGCGACCGGGGAGTGCCCTTCCCTGACAACCCGGAAGCCCTCTTCGCCATGTACCGGGAATGGGTGTACGTCTGCTGCAACAAGAACGCTGTCGCCGTGAGCGTCATACCCCTGCGCCTCTACGCTGCCCGCACCAGCAGGACGACGAGGATGCTCAGGCCTACCAGGAAGGTGCCCAGGAGCCGCCTGAAGGACTTCGAGGGCCGCCCTGGACTGCAGACACCGCTTCGCAAGGCCGTGGACGTAGAGGAGGTCTTGGAGCACCCCTTCTATGATTTCTGGAGCGGGGGCAACCCCCACCTGACCGGCAGCCAGCTCAAGCGGATGATGGTCTACCACCCCGACCTTGTGGGTGACTTCTTCGGCTACATCGTCAAGGACGAACTCGGCAGGCCCAAGCACCTGCTCGTGCTACCCCCGGGGAAGGTGCGGGTACTGGTCGCCAAGGGGAAGGAAAAGCTCATCGCAGGCTACCTGGTGGGCGACGCGCCCAACGAGGTACGCCTGGCTGCCGAGGAGGTGATGCACGTCAAGAACCCCGACCCGAGGTCGGGCGTCTATGGCTACGCACCCCTGGAGGCTATCGGGCTGGTGGTGAAGCTCTATCACAACATGCTCCTGTACGAATACAGCCTGATGTCATCGGGGGGTATCCCGCCGGCAATCCTCACGGCCCCGCAGGGAATGAGCCCGGATGACAAAGACCGCTTCGAGCGCATCTTCAGGCGGAAGTACCGGGGGGCGACGACTGCGGGGACCATCCCCGTCATCAGCTCCGACATGAAACTGCTGCAATTGGGCATCTACCCGAAGGACATGCTGACGCCCGTCGAGCGGCAGTTGACCAGGGAGGATATCGCCGGAGCCTACGATGTGCCCATGAGCATCCTGCTCACCAAGGACGTGAACCGTAGCAACGCCCGGGAGGGTCGGGACTTCCACGCCCGGTACGCTGTGAAGCCGAGATGCGTGCTGCAGGAAGACCAGATCAACCGCGACATCATCCCGCTGTACGGTGACGAGAACCTGTTCGTGGCCTATGACGATCCGGTGCCGGAAGATGAGGTGTTCACCCTGGAGAAGACGAAAGTGTACCTCGACAAGAAGGTGCTGGTGCCTAACGAAGTCAGGGTGCGGGAGGGAATGGAGCCGAGGGAGGGCGGGGATGAGCCCATATCGTCTGGTGGAGGTGGACAGCCCTTCGGACTCGCTGCTAGCGTGGCTCAACCGGCAGAGCAGGGCACCCGTAATGCCCAGGTTGCAGGTTCGACTCCTGCCGCTAGCTCCAAGGCCGTCGAGGGGCAGAAGCTCTACACGGTGCTGCTCGACTACAGCCGGGAACTTCGACGGCATATCCTGACGACGGCGATACCGAAGGCCGTCACCAAGCAGCTCGAGTGGCTGGAGCGGGAGCAGTGGGATGTGCTGCTGGCGACGAAGGCGGGGCCCATCATCGGCGGCTACCTGGAGGCTGGGGGTGCTTCCGGGGTGGCCCAGGTACATCTGCTGGTCGAGGGTACTGACTACGCTGGGGCGGTGTTCTCCTTCGACGTGCAGAATCCCCAGATTCAAGAATATCTGGAGACGCAGCCCCTGAAGTTCGCGGCGAAAATCAATGACACGCTCGACGTGGAATTGCGGAAGCAGCTTGCTGAGGGCATAGCGGTAGGAGAGAGCCATGCGGAACTCGCCAAGCGGATCGATGAGAAGTTCGATGAGTGGGACAAGGGCCGGGCGCGGATCATCGCCAAGACAGAGGAAACCAGGGCTACCCAGGCGGGCCACGAGGCCGCGTGGAAGCAGACGGGCGTCATCGGCGGGAAGCGGTGGCGGACGACGGCGAACGCCTGCGAATGGTGTGCGCCCCTCAACGGCAAGATAGCTGAACTCGGCGGGGCCTACTACGAGCAGGGAACCGTCATCACCCACGAGGATAGGCACCTGAAGTTGGACTACGAAACGGTGGGATTGCCGCCGCTGCATCCTGGGTGCAACTGCTACGTCGAGCCGATGCTGATAGGGGAGGAGTGATGGCGGACCTCTGGTGTATGCACTGCGGCTACAGAGACCGGCGGGATGTTCGCTCCGCACAGATACGGTGCCCGCGCTGCGGGACCCTGATGTACTTCATGGCCGTGCCGAGGCCGAAGACCAAGCAGGCGCCGAGGGGTCTCATCATCCCCGGCAACCCTGCCCACAGAGAAGGAGCAAGGCAATGAAGGGAGATATCGTCGCCAAGCTCTTCATTGACGTATTGCAGAAGGGTATGCCCCCTCCGGGATGTGGGAATGATGTGTGTCCTAGCCTGATGCGGGAAGTGCTGGAATCCCACGAGAGCCTGCGGGAACTGCTGACGGAGGCAGTTGCCCTACTACGAGAAGCCGAGTGGGACGTCTCCGCACACGTTGGTGTTCCCCAGGATAGTCGCAATGCGATTGGGCCTACGGAATGGCGTAGCCGAGAAGGTGTGCTCTTGCGAGAGGCCCGTGCCAAACTGGAAGGAGAGAGCCCATGAGTGTGCTCTACAAATGCACAGCCTGCGAAGCAAACAAGGTTCTGGACGAAGAGGCCGAGGGGCTGAAGTGTCCAGCCTGCGGTGCGGACATGGTTCTGACGGCCAAGAGCAAGGCCGAGGACGATGAGGGCAAGTACAAGTGTGAGTGTATCGAGTGCGGGCACAAGCTGGCCAGCGACAAGCACTGCGTCGAACTGAAGTGCCCGAAGTGCGGGGGCGAGATGCGTCGCCAGGAACGCCCGGGGCCGGGGCGTGGAGCCTTCCCCGAGAGCCTGAAGCACGCCGACGTTGCCGTGGCGAAGGCCACCGTGGATGACGTGGACCGGGAGCACAAGACGATGGTGGTGAAGATATCCACTGACGCCCTGGACCGGGACCAGGAAGTGCTGCTGCCCGCAGGCTGCGACTTCGAGAACTTCGAGAAGAACCCCATCGTGCTCGCCATGCACGACCACACCGCGCTGCCTATCGGCAAGAGCCTCTGGCAGAAGGTGCGCAAGAATGACATCATCGCCAAGCCCCAGTTTCATCCCGTGGCGAACTACGACCTTCCGCAGATCATGTTCGACCTCTATGCCGACGAAGTACTCAAAGCCTGGAGCGTCGGATTCATGCCCAAGAGCGGGGGCTTTCGCGAGCCCGTCGAAGACGACCTGAAGGCACGGCCGGACTGGGCGGGATGCCGGGGCATCTATACGGACTGGGAACTCTGGGAATACAGTGCCGTGCCGGTGCCGTCGAACCCCGAGGCCCTGGCGCTAGCCGTGAAGACGGGCGTCAAGAGCATCCCCGAAGGCCTACTGGCCCTTATGAAATTGCCGGACGTGGGCGAAACCTTCAGGTGGAAGAAGCCCTACCCCAACGAGCACGCTTGCAGGCTGCGAGACCCCGGGGACTTCGATGCCGACTCATTCCGCAGGACCACACGGGAGCACGAGGGCACGACGTACAGCATCATCATGGGCAAGCTGAAGGGCGAGAGCGCCATGACCGAGCAGGCATACCGATACCCGAAGGACGCCTGGGACGTCTCAGCGGCCCGGACCCACTGCGACGGCCATGACGGGGCGATCTTCGAGCCCGCCAAGGATGTGCGGGATCGGGATTCCCTTGCTCGCTGTGATGCCCGACAACTCTTGACCTCCCGGGCACCCATAGGGGCGATCCGGGCTGTAGAAGTACGGAGGCTTACCGATGCGGCCCTCAGAGGCCGCGTGACCGTAGAGGACTGATGTATCAGGGCTGCCCCAGTGAACTGCCAGCCCTCGGGCGGAGGTAGACGCTGGGAACGGCCTGGAGATGCACAGACCGAAGAGGAGGAGACAACGGTGAGAGGACGAAGCAATGGACAAGGTATCAGTCCTGATGCTCAAGGACTTTGCCCTGGGAGGCACCGATTACGAGGCGGGCGCCCTGATCGAAGTGGGCAAGGACGTGGCGGATCTCCTCATTGCAAAAGGGATCGCCGAGGCTAAGACCCTCGATGAGTATATCGAGGAGACCGAGAAGGCTGCGGTAGCCAAGACGGAGGAAGAGGCCAAGGCTGCTGCCGAATTGGAAACCGAGGTTATCGAGAAGGCTGCGGTGACCAAGGTGCACGACCGACTCGCCGACGACCCCACCGGAGGCTTCCGCAGTCAGGGCGCCTTCGCAATGGCGGTTCGGGCAGCGGGCCCGGAGGGTGTGCATCCGGATGAGCCGCTGCTGAAGTGGCGTCAGGCGAGCGCCGAGATCAAGCAGACGCACGTGATGGTCGAGCACGACGACGAGCAGGGCGGCTTCCTGGTCCCCACGCAGTTCATCGCGGACCTCAAGCGGATCGCCCTGGAAAGCTCGATCGTACTGCCCCTGGCGCAGTTCATCCCGATGGGGACGAACGCTGTCTCCATGCCTGCGGTGAACACGACCAGCAACGTCAACACCTTCTTCGGCGGGATCACCATCTACCGCCCGGGGGAGGGTGCGTCGAAGAGCCCGAGCAAGCCTGCCTTCGCCAAGGTCACGTTGACCTTGCACAAGAAGATCGTGCTCGTCCACGTCTCTGACGAACTGCTGGACGATTCGCCCATCAGCATCGAGCCGTTGCTGACGGAGATGGCCGGGCAGAGCATCGCCTTCCAATCCGATGATGACTACCTCAACGGCACGGGCGTGAACATGCCCTTGGGCTGCATCAACGCGGCCAACCCATCCCTGATCGTAGAAACCCGGAACATCGCCGGGCTGATCCGGTTCGATGACATCCTCGACATGTGGATGCGGATGTGGATTCCCGGCCGTAGCCGGTGCATCTGGCTCCTGAGTGCCGAGGCCGAGAACCAGCTGGCTCGGATGCGGGACCCCCTGGGCGCCGGCGGAACGCCGATGTTCATCGGCCCGGGCATGCTCCCGAGTTCGCTGGCAAGTACCATTCTCGGGAGGCCGTACTTCGTCACCGAGAAGTGCAGCACCCTGGGAGTCCAGGGCGACATCGCTCTGGTGGACCTCAGCCAGTACATGATCGGCGGGAAGAACTCTGCGCTCTCACCCAAGGCGGATACGTCGATTCACCTGTACTTCAACTACGACATCACCTGCTTCCGCTACGTTCTGCGGGATGACGGGCAGCCGTGGTGGCTGAGTGACGTGACGCCTCACAACGGCGGGGCGACGTACAGCCCCTTCGTCGTGCTGGGTACGGTAGTGGAAACCACGACGACTACGACGACTGGTGGAGCATAGTCCGCTGCGTTCGGGGGCGGGCTAGCCGTCCCGTCCCCGAACCATACTTTTAGGGCTTGGACGAGTAAGCAGAAGGGAAGAAGCACATGGCTGACATCGAACTGTTGACCAGGAACATGGCCGTCGCACCGTTCTACAGTGCGGACATCAGTGGCGAGGATGTGGATGTCTTCGCCGCCTGGCTGCCTATCGGCATCTACGAGAAGGTGGTTGCGGTCTGCACGCTGCTGACGGCGGCCTCGAACCTCACCAACTTCGAGTTGGTGACGGCTACGGACGCCGACGGGACGAACCCGACGACCGTGGCGACGCTGACGACCCCGGCCAATATCAACGCTGCGCTGGAAACCGCGATCATGGAGGTGCGGGCTTCGCAGATTCAGACGGTTGACCCGGACGCGACGCACGTGAACATCAGCATCAACAGTGCTGCTGCGGTGCCGGTGCTCGTGCAGTTGTTTCGGTACAACCCGCGCTACGCTCAGGCGGCGTTGTGGGTGGGCACCGAAACGGCCTGGACGTAGAGAGGAATGCCTGAAGCCTGGGTGCTGGTGGGTTTGGTTCCTCCTCGCTTGCCAGCCCCCAGGCGGACGGTTCTGGAGGAGAGTCGATGGCTCTTGACCCGTATGCACTGACGACCGTAGCGAGGTTCCGCAGCATCAGCGGGATTCCCATTGCGAACATGGCCGATGCGATGGTGGAAGACCTGCTCAACGCCGCCTCAGATGTGATTGAGGGCTACTGCCAGCGGAACTTCGTGAGCCGCGCGTACCGGGAGTTCCTTGACGGGCCCGGCGATCCGTACCTGCTCCTGAAGCAGCGGCCCGTGACGGCGGTAACGAGGGTGTGTACGGGACAGTCCAGCGCCCTGCAGGTGGCCTATTCGCAGGCGACCTCCAGCAACGCCAGCGTGAGCATATCCGAGGACGGGCAGACGATGACCTTGCGGAGCGTGATGCTCGCTGTAGTGACGCCCGTCACCATTGATCTGACGGCAGCGCCCCAGAACACCATCGGGGGACTCGCTCCAGTGATTACCGCCTTTGCGGGCTGGACGGCCACGGCCACCGCAGGCTACACCTCCTACCCGTCAATCGACCTCTGGCCTTTGCTGGGGGCATACTGCATGGGCACTACGCTGATGCTCGGCATTGCTGGCCCGCCGGAATCCGAGTTCACCGTGAACCCCACCCGAGGGGAAATCCAACTCACTGGCGTCTGGTCTACGGGCTATCGCAACGTCCTGGTGGAATACACAGGCGGGTACGGCACGGTGCCGGAAGACGTACAGGTGGTGTGCATCGACCTTGCCCGGGGCATTGCCGACTTCACGGCGACGAGCGGGGTGCTCCTGTCCGAACGGCTTGGCCCCTATCAGTGGGCGGCCTCTGCAACGCTACTCGAAGGCGGCCCCTTCACCGCTGGAATGAAAGCAACACTCCTGCCCTATAGAGAGACGCTACTGATATGAGCAACGACAAGCAGGCAGCGCGGGAGACTTTCGATGTTGGCTATCGGGCGGGCAAGACAGAGGCGACGCTGAAGGGAATTGCCAAGAGCCTAGACACCGTATGGGACAAACTGGATAACCTGCCCTGCCCCGGGATGCAGGAGAGAGTTGGTAGTCTGGAAAAGGGGCAGACGCTCGTGCTCTGGTTACTTGGCTTTGAGCTTCTCGCTATCGGGGGTCTTGCGGGTTGGGTATTGATGACGTGAGGGGTCCATGAGTTTCCTGACGATGTGCAACCGGACTTGCCGAATCCAAGCGCCCAACAGGGTGCAGGATAGCATGGGCGGCTGGGTGACGACCTACGCTACGGTCATCCTCGACGTGCCGTGTAGCCTGAATCCGATCAGCGCAGAGCAGGCGGTATATTATCAAAGCCTTCGAGTGAAGGTGACGCATGTTATCTGGATGCCGCCGCAGAACGCAGAGATTGACGAGACGTACCGCCTCCTCATGGAAAACGGGGAGTTGTACGCGCCGTCGCCAGCATCGGAAGCGCCGATGACGGGCCTCAAGGATGTGGCAGGTCGGCGGCGCATCTGGGAGATCAACGTCGTGAGGGTGAAATGAAGATCGCCTGGCACGGCAAGGACGTGGTGAACAAGGTAGAGGATACCCTTGTGAACCGAATGCAGGTGCTCGGCGCCATGATGGTGCGGGACATCCAGAACACGCTTCGGCACCCCGGCCCGACCAGCACGCACCCCCAGTACGCAGCGTCGGTAGACGGGGAACCGCCACACACCCGCACGCGCCGGCTCCTGCGGAGCATCACGTCAGAACTGGACAAGAGGCCGGTGCCGATCCTGCGTGTAGGCACGAACGTCAAGTACGCTGTGTGGCTGGAACTGGGGACGAAGACGATGGCAGCCCGTCCATTCCTGCGGCCCGCCCTTATGCGAGCCCGTCGTGATATCAATCGCCTACTGAGAAGAGGAGCACGCTGATGGCTGACTACGTACTGGACTTCGGCCCCGGGAACTACCGCCCGCAGGCTGCGGCCACAGGCCTTGCAGTATCCCACATGCTCGACCTGACGAACAGCGACCTCCAGGTCTGGGAGTTCCCGCAGGGCGTCGAGAGCTTCATCTACCTGGGGCCACCCCACCGGGTGCCTGCGAACTCGTCAGGCAACGGGGCGGCGTATCTCAACTACACGGTGCCTGAGATGTGGTATCCCACCACGACGGATACAACGACCACAACCACGCACACGACGCCGACGACGACCACGCCGAGCGGGGGCTGGTTCGTGGACTGGGAGGTGCTGTGGCGGGCCGTAGCCGTTGGTGAGGCGGTGGACACGGCGTGGAGTTCGGTGAACCTGTCTGCGGATGTACCGGAGGATGCTTAC